CATTACAAAGCCACTATTGACCGTGATATAATAGTATCGTAAAAGTTTGACAATAAGAGACATTTTGTAGTTCTCCTTTTTCAAAAATAACGGAAGACCGCTCTCGTTTGAGGGCGGTTTTGCTGTATCGAAAAATCGAAAGGGCGGTGATACCGTGAAAGACAAATTAAATGCAAGACAGAGGAAGTTTGCGGAATATTATGCGCAGAGCGGTAACACCGTTCAGAGTGCGATACAGGCAGGATATTCAGAAAATTACGCAAACGCAAGAGCGTATGAATTGTTGGAGAATGTTGGAGTTTCAAAATACATCAAGGAGCTTTCCGATAAGCTCAAGGACGAACGCATTATGAGTGCCAAAGACAGACAGGTCGCTCTCTCGGACATAGCAAGGAACGATGAGCAGGACTCGTCAGACCGTATTCGTGCGATTGATACACTCAACAAAATGACGGGTGAATACATTGTCAAGGTTGACGCAAAGGTTGAGCAATCCGAAAAGCTTTCAGATGTGTTCAGACAGTTAGGCGGTGAGGGACTTGACGAATAAGATACAAAATAAGTTGGAGGTTACAACTATGAAAGAGATATTCAAGAAAGTTACATTAAAGGGTTTTGAAAGATACTCGGTAAGCAATTACGGAAATGTTCGCAACAATATTTCAGGTAATGTTCTGAGTAAGCGTAAGGCAAGCAACGGCTATCTGAGAGTTAATTTACGAACGGGTACTGTGCCCTATGAAAAACCTACAGTTGTTCACGTTCATAGACTTGTTGCAGAAGCTTTTCTTCCGCCTATTGAGGGCAAACCATATGTTAATCATATTGACGGAAACAAAGAAAACAATGTTGTTGATAATCTTGAATGGTGCACGCCGCAAGAGAATAGTGAACACGCATATAGAACTAAGGCTGATTATCGAGAAGAATGTAAAGTCAACATTGTCAAAGCACAAAATCGTTGTAAGAAGAAGCTGAAAATGATCGTTAACGGCAAAGTTCAATGTGTTTTTGGTTCTAAATCAGAAGCCGCCAAAAAGCTAGGGGTAAATGAAAAGACGATATACAACTATCTTCACGGAGCAACAAAGCCTATTGGTTATGAGTTTTTGGAGGTGATGTAAATGCCTTTGAGTAAATTCCCTTTGTCACAAAAATATATAGATTTTATCAACAGCGTAAACAATGTAAGTGCGGATTTTCTTGAGGGTACTTAACTACTGCTTCCGGAAAGACAACGGTCGGTGCCGGTGTAAAATTTATGCGAATGGTGTCGCAAAGTAAAAAGAAGATACACGCCATTGCCGCAAAGACAACGGGTAAAGCCGAAGAAACGATTATTCAGCAGGATAACGGTATTCTCGACCTGCACCGTAACGCAATTTACTGTGGCAACGGCGACAAGGACTACAAGCTCCCGCATATCAAGTTTGAGGGCAAAATTATCTATGTTCTCGGTTACAGCAGTCGGGATAAGTGGGAAATGGTTCTCGGTGCACAGTTCGGCTGTGTGTATATTGATGAGATAAACACCGCCGATATTGAGTTTATCCGAGAGATGTCAACCCGAAACGATTACTTGCTCGCAACACTCAATCCCGATGACCCGTCATTGCCTGTTTACAAGGAGTTTATAAACCGTTCAAGACCGTTTAAGAAATACGCAAATGATGTTCCGCCCGAAATTACGGCGGAGCTTACAGAAGAACCTGTACCAAATTGGCGGTATTGGTTCTTTTCTTTTGCAGATAATTTAAGTCTTACACCGGAACAGGTTGAAAAGAAAAAAGCCTCTGCTCCAAAAGGAACAAAGCTTTATAAAAACAAAATCTTAGGATTGCGAGGCAGGGCAACAGGGCTTGTATTCTCAAACTTTGAGAGGGCAAGGCACATAAAAACAAAAGAATGGGCAAAGCGGTTTTTAAACTCCGACCGTAAAAGCGAGCATTTTATTCAGTTTACGGCAGGACTTGATACAGCCTATTCGCAGAAGTCACCCGACACAATCGCAATGACCTTTTTCGGAATCACAAACAGGGGCAAGTGTATTCAGCTTGACGAACGAGTGTACAACAATGCCGAACTACAAACTCCGATTGCACCGAGTGATACGGTACGAAATTTCATTGATTTTCTTGACCGCAACCGGGAGGAGTGGGGCTTTGCGAGAACTGCATTCATCGACAACGCCGACCAAGCGACTATTACCGAATTTCAGAAGTACAAGCGGCAAAACGGCTGTATTTATGATTTTGCAAATGCGTGGAAGAAAACCAAGATTATCGACAGAATTAATCTTGTACTCGGTTGGCTTGCCACTTACTGTTATTTTGTTCTTGAGCATTGCAAGAATACAATTGCCGAGTTTGAAATTTACAGCTGGCGAGAAGATAAAGACAACACACCTGAGGACGGCCACGACCATTGCATTAACAGCGGTCAATACGCATGGCTGCCTTTTAAAAATATTATTGGAAGTGAAATAAATGGGGCTGATAAACAGAATGGCTGATACAATCAGAACAGGACTAAGAAATTTTTTACATATCACTAAAGCGCCCGACAGGACGATAACCGTTGACGAAACGAGCAATCATCAAACCGAATGCTTTACCAACCGCATTTGGTATTGGGGCAACAGCAGACAGCTTTCACAGCTTTACACACAACTTGACAGCGACAAAACACGCTTTTGGTCAGCCGAGTGTACCAAAGGGCTGAAAATACGAAAAATCCACACAGGCTTGCCCGCTCTCATTTGCGATACACTCGCTAATATTGTGATTGCAGACTACAACGGTACAGAGGTTACAAGCAAAAATACGACAGCTTATGCCGAACGGTGGGCGGAGATAGAGAAAGAAAACAAACTCGCAGGTGTAATAAAGCAAATGCTCCTTGACCTATGTGTTGTCGGTGACGGTGCTTTTAAGGTCAGCTTTGACACGGCTGTATCAGATGTTCCGATTGTTGAATGGTATCCTGCCGAAAACATCGACTTTACTTATGTGCGCAGCAGAATCAGAGAAGTTAAGTTTTATACCGATTACACGCAAAATCACCGACATTTCCGTTTTGAGGAAACATACGGTTACGGCTATATTCGTTATGCTTTGTATGATGATAACGGCAGAGAGGTCGATTTACACACAGTTAAGGCACTTGATTGGATAGACAGCAACGGTGTAACCTTTGACACATCGTATATGTGGGCAGTACCGGTTATTTACGGCAAATCGTGCCACAAGGGCAGAGGTGCGGGCATTATCGGCATAAAAACAGACGCTTTCGACAGCTTTGATGAAGTGTGGTCACAGTGGATGGACGCTTTAAGAGCCTGCCGAACAAAGCAGTATGTGCCTGAATGCCTTATCCCTCGAAATCCCGAAACCTGTCAGCCGATATCGCCAAATTCCTTTGACAACCGATTTATTGCAGTAGGAAACGATATGTCGGAAAACGGCAACGGCAACAGGATTTACACCGAAAGTCCGCAGATTCAGCACGAAAGCTATTTAAGCTCATACATCACCGCACTTGACCTTTGTTTGCAGGGTGTAATTTCACCAAGCACATTAGGCATTGATACAAAGAAACTCGATAATGCCGAGGCACAGAGAGAAAAAGAGAAAACAACTCTGTATACAAGGCAGAACCTTGTTGAACTCACAGAGAACGCTATGCAGAGCCTTGTAAATGCTGTGCTGAATGCAGACAGTGAGCTTAACGGCAAGGGAATTGTTGACGGAATAGAGGTATCCGTAAACTTTGGTGAGTACGCCAATCCGTCATTTGAAAGTCAGGTTGAAACCGTTTCAAAAGCAAGACAGGGCGGTTTGATGTCTGTTGAAACCTCGGTCGAGGAATTGTACGGCGACAGTAAGTCGGACGATTGGAAAGCCGAAGAGGTACAGAGGATAAAAGAAGAACAGGGCATAGCGAGCGAGGCAGAAACCTCGTCATTCGACGATTTGGCAGGACTGACAGATGAGTGATTACGATATCGGAAAAGCCTTTGAAGAAATCGAAAATGAACTTATTGACAGTATGATGCGCAATTTCAGCCGTCACAGGGCGGAAGAAGAAAAAGAGGGCTATAATTGGACCCAATGGCAGGCAGAACAGCTAAAGGCACTTGAGGAGTACCGCAAAACGAACGCCAAAAAATTCGGCAAGCAGTTCAAGAGCATTAACAGCAAGGTTGAAGAGATGATACACACCGCAAGAGCCAACGGCAACGCAGAACAGGAAGTGAAAATCCTCGAGGCAATCAAGGACGGCTTTACACCGCATATGCCCACAGGAACAAGCACAGGCGAGTTTTTTAAGGTCAATGACCGTAAGCTCAATGCTCTTGTAAAATCGACCACAGACGATTTAAAGAGGGCGGAAACGGCAGTTTTGCGTATGAGTAACGATAAGTACCGCAAGGCGATTTTTAACGCACAAGTCTATGCAAACACAGGTGCAGGCACTTACGAAAAGGCGGTTGATATGGCTTGTAAGGATATGCTAAATGCAGGACTGAATTGTGTGGAGTACAAGAACGGTGCAAGGCACACGCTTTCAGACTATGCGGATGTGGCAATCAAGACGGCGAACAAGAGAGCCTATCTAAGAGGTGAAGGCGAAGAAAGAGCGAAGTACGGGCTTTCTCTTGTTGTGGTAAACTCAAGGCAGGGCGGTTGCCCCGAGTGTGCCGACTTTGTGGGACAAGTATTTATTGATGACGTTTACAGCGGAGGAACAAAGAAAGACGGCGATTATCCGTTGCTTTCAGACGCTATATCGGCAGGACTGTTTCATCCTCGCTGCAAGGATAGTACAAGTACATATTATAAAGACATAAGCACACCGCCTGAATCAGAAGTTTTGAGCAGTGATGAAAAAGAAAAACTTGGAGAACAGGAACGGTTGCAAAATCAATTAAATTATTGCAAACGTCAACAGAAAACCTTTGACCGTTTAGCCAGATACTCGCTTGATAAAGATAATCAGCAAATGTATTTGGCAAGGGCAAAACAATGGGAAAACAAGGCAGCGGAAGTTCAAAAAATGCTTGATAATTCGGTTGCAAAATCCGCTGAAAGTGGTATAATTAATAAAAAGACGACTACTGTTGATGCAAATAATATTTCAATTATTGCAAACTCCAGTCCGACTATTCAAGATACAAAAGAATTTCTTGATTTGTTGAATAATAATTCAAACGACAATATCAAAAGAGCCTATAAAAATTATTCTTCTCAACTGAACAGTGTAAAATACAATCCGTCTGGAGGTTGTTATCGTTCTCACTTAAAAGAAATAAGTTATGGATATCCCGATAAAAACGAACTAGCTGACGGTAGAAGTAAATTCAGCACATTATCACACGAATACGGGCATTTTATTGATGATGTGGGTGTATTTAAAAACCTTAATTTTAGAGAAATTGACGCTATAAAACAAAGTGTAAAATTATCTAATAATTTGATAAAAAATAAAGCGAGTGTAAGTGATGAATTTCTAAAAGCATTGCGAAAAGATAAAAGTGCTTTAAGCACAAAAATCTTTGATAGTACCTTTAGGGATGATTTATTTAGTTCATCTGCCAGTGCAGGAGTTCAAGATGCAATATGCGGAATGTTTGGCACTAAACGCACAAAAATGAAATGGCAACATAAAGATAGCTGTTATGGCCGCAAATATTCTTCTTTTAAACAATTAAAAATAGAAAAAGATGTACAAAAGGTATACATAAACTTAGGTTATGATGCAAGTAATCAAGCAAAAGTAAAGTCTATTGTAAGAGATTATGAAACAGCATCCGAAATGTGGGCTAATATAATGAGCGCAGAAACCTGCGGAGGCTTGGAGCTTGAATATGTAAAAAAATATCTTCCCAATAGTTATAGTAGCTTTTTGAATATTATGAAGGAGTTGAAATAGTATGAGTGTACACGAAAATCTTGAATATCAGAACAGTACCGAAAATGCCATAAAAAAATATGAAAGAGTTTTCGGTGAAGGCTCTTTTCCTGATTTCTATTTTGAATATGAATTTGACAGAGCAACATTTGAAAACAAAATTGTTGAAGCCATAAACAAGTGTTTGGAAAACGATAAAGATGTTTATGAAATGAAAATAGTTCCATTAACTGCACTTGAAACCAGCTACTAATTAAAAAAACCGCTCCTTGTGGGCGGTTTTGTTATGCGTGAATTTAATACAGAGATTAGCACTTAATCAATCGGATTGAGTGCTTTTTTAATACCCAAAAACTGAAAGGCGGTGACAAAATGAAAGTAAGAGTAATTACATCGTTCAACGATAAAACCGAGGGGTTTATTAACAGACCTGTCAATGAAGTCTTTGAATGCTCCAAGAGCAGAGCAAAAGACCTTATCAAACTTGGCTATGTTAAAGAGGCAGTCGAGGAAGTGCCTGCCGAGGAAAAGCCAAAACCTAAGAGAAAATTGACAAAACATATTTAAAACGCACTTGTGAGTAACTGCACAGGTGCTTTTTTATTGTCCGAAGACGCTAAACTACGGGAGACACCGAGAAAAACTGAAACAGAGAGACACTCTATAAACTGACTATGGGAGACACCCGATAACTGAAAGGATTGATAAAATATGGCAGAAAATAACCCAACACCTAACCCAAACGAAACACAGCCGACACCGCAGGGCAACCCTGCACCTGCGTTTGATTATGACAAGCTTGCAAGTCTTATTAACGGCAAGCAGAGCGTGACAGAGGACACGGTTTTAAAGTCATACTTCAAGGAGCAGGGATTGTCAGCAGATGAGATGAAACAGGCAATCGGTGCTTTTAAGGAGCAGAAAGCCAAGAACACACCCGACATTGCGAAAATGCAGTCTGACCTTGAAAATTCAAACAAGGCTAAGCTCATTGCAGAGGTGAACCAGTCGGCTACTCTTGAGGCAGTTAAGCAGGGTGTGGATATTGCAAGCATTCCGTATGTACTCAAAATGGCGGACTTTTCTGCAGTTTCCACAGACGGCAAAATCAACACAGAAAAGCTGACCGAGGCGGTTAAGAAAGTGCTTGACGATATTCCTGCACTCAAAGCAAAAGCAAGCGAAAACGCTGGCGGTGTTCAGAAAATCGGCGGTGACGGTAACGGTACATCAGACGGTACTAAACAAAATTCAAGCGTTCCGACAAAGAAATGGAACAGATTTAATATTTAAGAAAGGACAATTTAACTATGGCAAACACAAATAACTATGCAGAGCAGTTCAGCCCGGATTTGCTCGAAATTCTTATGCAGGGCACACTTACTTCACCATTCATCACTTCAAATGTAAAATGGGTAGGTGCAAGAACATTCCATTTTACACAGATGTCAACAACAGGCTTTAAGAACCACAGCAGAGAGGGCGGTTGGAACAAAGGCAAATATACACAGACAGATGTTCCTTTCACTTGCGAGCACGACAGAGATATTGAGTTCCTTGTTGATAAGGCAGATGTTGACGAAACTAACGCAACCGCTAAGGTTGAGAATATTTCAAAGGTGTTTGAGCAGACACAGGTTGCACCCGAAACAGACGCACTTTTCTTCTCAAAGGTTGCCGCAAAGGCGCAGGCAACAGACGGCTATCATTCAGCTACCAAGTCAACCGAATGGACCAAAGCAAGCGCTTACTCAAAGCTCAAGACTATTCTTTCAGCCGGCAAGCTCCGCAGATATAAAGCAAGAGGTACGCTTGTTGCTTATGTAACATCAAACATTATGGATTGCCTTGAGCAGTCAACAGAATTCACTCGCAAGATTGAGCTTACCCAGATTGCCGAGGGCGGTATGGGAATTGAAACAAGAGTAACCGAGATTGACGGCTGCCCTGTTATCGAGGTCATTGATGATGAGCGTTTCTATGACAGTTTCAACTTCAATCCTGCCAACGGTGGTTTTGAACCTGCCACAGGCGGTCACAAAATCAATGTTCTTGTCGCTTGTGGCGATACCTGCAAGACTGTACCGAAGATTTCAAGTATTTACTTCTTTGCACCGGGGGCACATACAGAGGGCGACGGTTGGCTCTATCAGAACCGTACACTTTCCGATACATTTGTTTTCCCTAACGGCAAAGACGGCAAGATTGACAGTATTTATGTTGATGTTGACACAACGGAGGTTGCGTAATGTATGCCAATTACATTGAACAGCAGGGCGGAGATGAAAACAGCATTATCTCCGCCGCTCACATCGACATTCTGACCTTTAACCGCATTAATTTTGAAAAACTTTCGGAAATGCAGAAGAGAATCATCAGCAGAGTGCATAGCAGACTTACTGCTTTTGAAGAAGAAAATGCCGATATGATTTCTTCCTATCTGAAAAATTACAACATCAACGGTGTGGGTATGGAGTTTGGCGCAAGTTGGAATTTGATGTGCATAAGCGGTGTGGCAATTCCTGCGGACCTTTACTCTCTGCTTAAATCAACAGGGCTTTGTTATCCTGCAATATGAGGTGATATGTTTTGAAGTTTCCGTCACTTGTAAAAAAGCAGTTCTGTAAAACTCCTGTCGAGGTCACAATCTACGATGAGAGTGTTTCCGAGGACGGCTCTCCTGTTGTTGCCTTTCGCTGCGGAGAAATATACCCGTCAGACACCTTATTGCCGAACACTAATTTGTTTGCGGGTAATGCTCATTGCAATATGCAGTCAAAAGCAAAGACCATATACACAAAAGAACAGAAAATCGTGCAGGTGTCTGCAGTGCTGCTTTTTGACGGTGACATTGCTCCCGACACCCCGACTTTGAGCGCAGGCTTTGTAGTGCTTGACGGAGTAAAGCGTAACATCGTACAAGGCATTAAACACCGCAACCCTGACGGTACGGTGAATTATACGGAATTGGATGTGATTTAGTGAGCTTTTCTGTAACATCAAAAATCAAGCTGAATTTGCCTTTATTAAAGCAGCTTGATAAAGCACAGCAGACGGCATTGCGCAATACCACAGACGCATTGCTTACACAGATTAAAAACAGTCAGGTTATGCCTTTTGATACGGGTAATTTGCAGAACGAAAGCACCTTTGCCGATTACGCAAATCTTGCAAAAGGCAAAACCAAAATCGTATCGAGTACACCGTACGCAAGACGGCTGTACTACCACCCCGAATTTAATTTCAGCAGAGATGAAAACATAGCGGCAGGCGGTAAGTGGCTCATTCCTTGGCTCAAGGGCGGTACACGACAAAACTTTTGTCAAAAGGCATTTGCACGATTTTACAAACAGGAGGCAGGACTTTGATTTATTTATCTGACATAAGGGACTTTTTAAAGACGGTCTTTAAAGCAGAGCATTACTACATTGGTAAACTCGACAACAAACAAGATAAGTCCCTCGGTGTGTACTCTCTCAAGCAGTCGGGTGCTCCTGTAAGGGCGATTGGTGACGAGAGTACATACAACACAATCAGCGTGTCTTTACTCTTGCATTGGAACAACAACGCAAATGAAACAGAGCGACAGGCACGCAATTTATTTGAAACGCTTTATAGTGTAAAAGATGTTGAAATCAACAAACACACAATTTATATGATTGAACTGCTCACACCCGAGCCTGTCGATGTAGGCACAGATGACAAGGGCGTTTATGAGCAAGTCATTGAAGTTAAATTTTATTATGAAAGGATGTAAATAATTATGGCAGTATCAAGTGGAGTTTATCCATGTTATGAAAATCAGTTTGCGGTAGGTAAGGCAGGTACAGACACCGCCACAACAGCAATCGCAAATTGCGAGGAGTTTTCGGTTGCATTTGACAACGGCGTTGAGGAATGGACAGCGTTTGAGAGCGAGGGTTGGAAGTCAAGACTTATGACAGCCAAGAGCGTTACAATCTCTGTAAAGGGCAAGCGTACAATCGGTGACGCAGGCAACGATGAAATCGCAGAGCTTGCGTTTAAGAACGGCACAGCCGCACAGCTTCCGTTTAAGTGGACTTTCCCGAACGGTGCAAGCGTACTCTTCAAGAATGCGGTTATCTCTGTAACAGCAAACGGTGCAGCCGCAAGCACAAGTGTTGCACCTCTTGAATTTGAGGTTATGTCAAACGGCAAGCCCGAATACACACCTGCAGCCTAAGGAGGTATAAAGAATGTCAAAAATCATTGATATTACAAACAAACTTAATTTTGATGAAAGACCTAAGCTCGTAATTAAGGACACTGAAATTGAGGTCAACAACGACGCAATTTCTTTTATCAAGGCTATTGCTCTTTTCGACAGCGAGAGCGGTATATCAAGCTCTGACATTTTATCTGCTCTTGAACTTCTCTTTGATGAGGAGAACAGAGAAAAGATTGCAAAACTTCATCTCTCGTTTGCTGACCTCTCAACTGTTATTAAGACAGCAACAGAGCTTATCGCCGACAATGACAGCGAGGGGGAAATTCAGACCCCGGCTACGACTTAATAGATGATTTCGATTTAATCGTATCGAGTTTTAAGTCAGAGTACGGGGTGAGCATTTACTCCGAAGATTTTAAAAAGATGACTTGGGCGGAGTTCAGCTCCCTGCTGTGTGGCTTGGGAGCTGACACGTCTCTTGCGAGAACGGCTCAAATTCGCCTTGAGAACGATGAAAATGTTTTGAAGAACTTTACATCATCTCAACATAAAATACGCAACAAGTGGCGTTCACGCACAGCAAAACAGCGCACACAAGAGAACATCAATACCGCCTTGCACGACTTTGAAATGATATTTGCTAATATGTAAACATTGCATACAATTTTGTTTATTTTTATAAAAATCTTGACTTTTATGTATATTTTTGGTAATATAAAGAAAATGTGAAATAAAGTAACATTTTATTATAAAAGGAGAGATACAAATGGAAAATCAAAATACTGTGCAGACACAAGAAAACACAAAGTTTTGTAAACATTGTGGTGGAAAAATTGCGAAAGAGGCTGTTATCTGCCCACTGTGTGGATGTCAAGTTGAGCAAATTACAAATACACAAGGTACACAACCTATTGTTATTAATAACACTAACAATAACACAAGTGCAGCCTCTGCGACAGCGGTCGCAAATGGTGGAATGCAAGGAAAACCTAAAAGCAAATGGGTAGCATTAATTTTATGCATTTTTCTTGGGTATCTCGGCGCTCATAAATTTTATGAAGGCAAAATCGGAATGGGTATTCTTTATCTTTTCACCGGAGGTTTATTTATCGTTGGTGTAATTATAGACATTATTGCTTTGCTCGGTAAATCTAATCCGTATTATGTTTAAGAATGTAGCATAACAACTAAATAAGCTAATTAGGTTCTTTGTCAATAGTTGGGGTAATCCGAAAAATGAAATAAAGATATTTAACAAGCGGCAGAAAATTAAACTGTCGCTTGTTTTTCTGATTGATAGGCAAACATATGTAAAATACGATTGCGAAAACGCTTAAAGTTTCTGAAGCCATATGCATTGCGCTTTAGCACCTTGATTTTGTTGTTGCAGCCCTCTGTAAAGCCGTTTGTGATTGTTGTTGTGAATGAATTGAGTATGCCTGTGAGCCAATTCATCATCGTTTTTGCACACTTAACAAACTGCGGGATATCGCAGTTATAAGCCCAATTTATCCAATCTGACATCGCTTTTTTAGCCGTTTCTCTGTCTTTGCAGTCGAGAATTTTTAAAAAATCCTCTTTGTAAAAATGTGCCGTACTTAATGTGGGCGAGGCGTACAGCATAATATTGACCTGTTGCTTTTGCTCGTCGGTTAATTTGTCAAATCTTTTGAGCAATAAAAATCGTGACTTTTTAAAATATCGCCGATGTGTTTTGCTGAATTTCTTTTGTTCTTCCTTTCTCACACTTTCAAATGCCCAGTTTACCTGACGAATCCAATGATACTTATCTACGATCTGCTTTGAGTTCTTAAACCACGCCGTTGCGATGTTAGCAAAAGGTTTCCACATATCACTGACAAAATATTTGACATTTTCACGCTCTGATTTGCTGAATTTTGCAAAATATTTGGTAAGACATACTTCTGTTCGTGCAGGAAGTATATCAAGCACGACCTTTTTAACAGGATCAGTTATTATACATTGATACTTTTCGCCGCCTGTATTACCCTTAAATTCATCGATCGACAACGCTGACGGCAAGTTTTTATGACCGTAATCAACAACACCAAAAACTCTGATAACTGTGTTCACAGAAAGGTTCATTTCTCTGGCAACGCTTGTGTAAGTGACAGCATCTCTCAGCTTGTCGATGATACACGCCGAGAGTCTGTTTGTCATTCTGTGATAGCTTGGCAGAAATTTATTCTTTTCAGCAAACCTTTTACCGCAAGTACAGCGATATCTTCTCTTTTTAATATGAATGAAAACATACTTGCCAAAGGCAGGAATATCCTTGATAACCTGCTCACGATAGTCGTGGATTGTGTTTGTCAATTTGCCACAGCAAGGACATTTATGTTTCTTACGCTCAAGTTTGCAATGTATGTGAATAGTGTTTTGATTTTCTTCAACTTTTTCTATTGAAAGCCCTTGCAATCCTGTGAGTTTTTCTGTAAAATATTTGTAGAGCATATTTATTCCTCCGTTCTGGTTTCTCGTCAATTCCATTTTAACGGATTTTCGGAAAATATGCTCTACTTTTTTTGAAAATTTTTAAATTTATTTTGTAGGCTCTTTCCTTACCCCAACATTTAGTATAGAGCCGCTAATTACAGCGTACATCTTCGGGTGTGCGCTGTTTTTATACCACAGGGTGTAGCATTTTTGCAACGCCCTTATTTTTATGCAGAAAGGATGTGAAACATATTGGATAACACAACCGTGGGCGAAATCGGCTTAAATCTTGTACTGAACAGGCAAGGCTTTTCTAAATCGCTTAATGCAGTGCAGGAGCAGGCAAACAGCGTAAGCAATAAGATGAAAAGCTCACTTAAAAAGCTCGGCTCTGCCATTGTTGCTGCGTTTTCGGTAGCGGCGATTAAGCAGTTTGGCCAGCAGTGCATTGAATCGGCGGCACAGGTCAATGCGGCAAATTCTCAGTTTGAGCAGACTTTCGGTTCAATGGAATCACAAGCAAAAAGTGCAATTCAGAGTGTTGCAAAGGAAAGTGGTATTCTCGAAACCCGATTGCAGGGTGTGGGAACGAGTATTTATGCTTTTGCAAAAACCACGGGTATGGACAGTGCCAATGCATTGAATATGATGCAAGAGGCTTTACAGGTAACAGCTGACAGTGCGGCGTATTATGACCGTTCGCTTGAAGATACCGCCGAAAGTCTTAAGTCGTTTCTTAAAGGTAACTTTGAAAATGACGCAGCACTTGGTCTGTCTTGTACAGAAACTACAAGAAACGCAGCGGCTAATAAGCTGTATGGCAAATCTTTTGTCGAACTGTCAGAATCACAAAAACAGCTTACCTTGCTTGAAATGGTAAAGGACGCTAACAAGCTCTCAGGTGCATTGGGCCAGGCAAGCAGAGAATCAGACGGTTGGGAAAATGTAACAGGCAACTTAAAAGAGAGTTGGAATCAGTTGCTTGCGGTTATAGGCAAGCCAATTTTGCAAGTAGCAACGAATATTGTGCAAAAGCTTTCTTCGGCTATCGCAAAACTTACAGAGTACGCCAAAGGGGCGATAAATGCGCTTTCAAAGCTGTTCAACTGGGACGGAGATGATACAGCAAACAGCATTTCAGCCGCTGCAAGCTCGGCAGAAAATTTGACCGATGAGGCAGAAAGCGGTTCAAACTCATTAGAAAGTGTTGCGGATAGTGCAGAAAAAGCAAAGAACAGCGTTGCAGGTTTTGACAAGCTGAATGTTCTCACTAAATCCGATAGCGGCGGTTCAGATGCTTCCGCAAGTGATACAGCAAGCAGCAGCGGAACTTCTGTTGCAAATGCTGTTGTTAAAGATACAAACAGCGGTGTTTCGGGTGCTTTTAAAAATCTGTACGAAAAGAGCGGATTTAAAGGTTTTGTGGATAATGTTCAAAAGGGCATTAATAAGGTTGATTGGTCGGCTATCGGCAAAAATTGTGAGTCGATATTCAAAAATTCTGTTCCGGTAGCTCAAAATTATCTTAAACAGGTGCAAAAGGTCGGTAAATCTGCATTTGGTGCGGTAGGTTCATTTGTTGGCGGTGTGGTACAGGTTAGCGGTAAACAGCTGCAGACACTGACGGGCGGTGTTGCAAAATGGCTTGATAAAGACAAGGATAAAATCAACGGCTTTATTACAACCATTGGCGACAATTTCAGCAAAGGCTACGATAATTTATCGACATTCTTTGAAAAGGGTTTTGATGTCATCGGGCAGAGCGTTGACAGAGTTCGCCCACAAATGGAGGACGCAATTTCAAATATGCTCAGCGGTTTTACAGATTTCGGCGGTGCTGTCGGAACGATTTTCTCGGAGGGCTTTAGTTTAGCTACTGAATCACTTGTAAAATGGATTGATAATGACGGTGCAACCATTGGGGAATTTTTTGACAATATTCAACTTCAAATGGCGGATGTTATGAACTTCGTGGGCGGCGTATTTTCAGACATCGGCAACTTCCTGCTTGGCTGGTGGGACGGCGAGGGCGGTTCTGAGATTTTTCAGAATGTGTGCGATATGTTCCTTAATATCGGCACAACGCTTATGAATGTTTATAATGATTGGATTATGCCTGCGTGGAATTTCATTGTCGGAGTATTTCAGTCCGCATGGACAGATTGCCTTAAACCGATTTTTGAACAGCTATGGACTGTTTTCGGCAAGGTTTGCGACTGTATTGCAACAATATGGAATAATTGGCTTTCCCCGCTTGTGAACTTCATAAGCGATACATTAGGCCCTGTATTTAATACGGTACTGAGAAATATTCAAAGCATTTTTGAAACAGTATTCAGAGTTATAGGCGATGTTGTGGGCGGTATTTTAAAATCGTTCGGCGGTCTTATTGACTTTATAACAGGTGTTTTTTCGGGCAACTGGGAAAAGGCTTGGAACGGTATCAAAGACTTTTTCGGCGGTATATGGGACGGCATATGGGGCATTATCAAAGGCTTTGTTAATCTGATAATTGACGGTATAAACCTATTGCTGACAGGTATATATACGGTTGTAGCCGCTATCGTTAATACTATCGGCGGTATAGCTGACGCAATCGGTTCGATTTTCGGGCAGGAATGGGGTTGGTCAATGCCTAACGAACCTGTTCTTATTCCACATCTTGCAACAGGCGGACTTGTCAAAGCACCGACACTTGCGGTAGTCGGAGATAACGCAGGCGCTAATTCGGGCAATCCGGAAGTTATTGCGCCGCTTAGCAAGCTACAAGGTATGATTAATACTTCTAACGGCGAGGATACAGTGATTCTCGGCGAAATTCTGTCGTATCTTAAAAAGCTGTATGAGATGTTCGTAATATTCAGAAACAACGGCGGTAACTACTATCAGTTTGTCGCTGAAATTAACGGCAATGATATTTTTAACGAAATCGTAAAGCAAAACGAACTTTATAAAAACCGCCATAACGGCAAATCGGCATTTGAGTAAAGGAGGTGCAGTATGTCAAATTATAAAGGTTATTTACTAAAATTCGGAAATACCGAATTTCCTAATAACTATTTCGCTGAATATTCGTCAACACCTGATCAGCGTATGGACAACGATGCCGAGCGTGACGATAACGGCAGTTTACAGCGTTCAACACTGCCGACAGGTAAGACAAGCATTACTTTTTCTACCCACATTCTGCACTTGAACGAGAAAATCAATATGCAGAATATTATTAATTCTGCAATCGTGAACACAGTACAACGCAAATGCTGTGTTACATATTGGAACGATGAAACCAACTCATATGACAGCGGATATTTCTATATTCCCGATATTGAGTTTTCGGTTATGGACGCAAGCAAGACCGATATTCTCTACAACCCGATAAGCATTGAGCTTATTGAGTATTAAGGGGGTGCGGTATGATAAATTTAACAGATGAGGTCAAAAAGCAACTGCTCAATGACAGCTTGCAAAGGGAAATAATTATCAGCTTTCCTGACAACGATATTCCCGACATCACGGGCGAGAATATTGTATCTGAAAGTCTTGAACTTACGCAGGCAATCAGTGACGGCAAGGAGTTTAAACTCGGCGGCTGTATTGCGGGTCAGCTTACTGTAAGAGTGATAAATGTTGACACAGAGCTCAATGGCAAACGCATTAAAGTTATGATGAAACAGTCATACAGCAAGGGGCTTTTATTTCCCTCGGATACAGTATTGCCGAGTGCAGATTTATATTGCGGTTATCAGTCTGGAGTTATTGAGGTGTCGTTATTCTGCGGTACTGTCAACAGCTCATCAAGACAGAAAAACAGGGCGGTAAAGGAAATTATCGCATATGACGATTTATACCTCGCTTCGCAAAAATACGCTTACAACTACTTTACAAGCCTTGCGATTTATTCGCCAAAAATAAGTTTATATGACTTGAGAGTATATCTCTGCAGCAGCTTTTTAAAGGATTATGATTACGAAAACGAATTTACAGGCTTTAATGACAGCAATGAGCTGTCGCTGAAATTGGATCTTGTAAAATCGGTTTTCAATGACAAAACCACGATAGCGGACTTGTTGAGTGCGTACTGCGAACTTAATGCTTGTTTTGCAATTATGAGCGGAGAGGGCAAGATAAAGTTTATTCAAATTTTAAATCCTAAAACCGAGGTCGTTGACAACTACAGCAACCTCGACTTTGAGGAATACACAACACGCAGTATTAATCTTATTAAGTTTAAGTACAACAAGGACAGCTATTTTTCGTACGGTCATACAGAAGAAGAAAAACAAAGTTGGTATATATCGGACAACATAATTACTGCTTGCTGTACAGACATTGCAGGTATTGTTACAAGTTTTAACGATAATAAAGATAACAACTACATCTTTTACAATTTGTATGCTTACAGGCCTTTTAAAGCTGATGTTTACGGTAGGTGGTGGCTCGAATGCGGCGACAAGGTGAGCATAAAAACAGGCTTTACGGACACGGAAACGGTCGACAGTTTTATACTTGAACGAACGCTGAAAGGCACTAACGGCATGAGAGTAAGGCTGACGGCAGAAGGTACAGAATATTTAGGAAAGGATGAAATAAATGAGTTACAGCAAAATTAATTGGGTTGACGGAGCTGTTCCGGCGCTGAACGCAACAAACTTAAATCGTATGGACGACGGTATCTACAGCAACAGTGTGAATATAGCAGTAATGGGCACTAATATTGAAACACTTAGTCATAGTGTCGTTAAAATCAAAGAAAACAATACAAATATCGAAAAGCGTATTGATGACACAAATGCAGCAATCAAAACCGCATCTGCAAAAATGATAGCAAAAGACTCTTTGCTCGACATAACTACGAGCATTAATCTCACCTCGCTCGAGGACACAGAGCAGACAGCGAGCGGAGTTACTGTTTCAGTCAAGAACAACAAAATTAACTTAAGCGGCACATCTACCGCTGCGGTTAATTTTTATCTCAAACTCAAGCGTGCGGTTACTCTTGAACAAAGCAAAGCATACTGCTTGTCGTTGCAGAATTTTGCTAATATTACAAACAGCGGTTGTGTGTTCTATCCTGCGAATAGTCAGACGGTAATCAGCTCATCTTGGCTCTTGTCAGAAGTTAGTGCTTTTAAAAATGCAGCGGCTACTTATACAGCGACAGAAAATGTAACCGTAAATTCGATTAAAGTTGCGGTTGCTACAAATAGACTTGTTGACAACAGTTGTAATCTTCAACTTGAACAGAACAACAAAAAATCAGCATATGCAAATCCTGATTTTATAAGCGAAAGAATTAAACCTGAGTTGTACCAGGCTCCCGACTACACTATGCATTATTTGTATGTTTCAAATGATTATGACGAAGATACAGACGGTTTTGGTGTTACGAAATTCAATTCTATTTTGTCTGCTAATGACAGCATTTCGGATAATAGCTACCGTAATCGTTACACGATCGTCGTCATGGCTGGCACATATACAGATATGCAAGATAGATACGCAGGTTTGTCCGATGTGGGGCTTGTAGGTTATCGTGGTGTAATGATGAAAGACTATGTTTATTATGAGTCTGAAAATATATACAATCCACAGGCTACAATAATTAAGTGGGACGGTGCAACAGGCTTTGATAAGTCTACATTAAAATCTGAAGATATAATCAAAAAATGTCCTTTTCATTTGGATTTGAATGTCCATACTCACATCAAAGGTTTTACATTTGATTGTAAAAATATCAGGTATGGCATACACCTTGAGAGTGGTGGAACAGGTTATGCGACAAATTGGGTTGTGGCAAATTGTATTTTCAAGTGGGGCGGTCGTGCTGATTGCGTTGATTATTCTGGCAAAACAACGGTTCCAGCGCTCGGATGTGGTCACAGCTTTGGTGAGGTAGGATTGATTGAAAACTGCAAAATTATCCCCACAAATTGCACTGTTGGCTATCAGAATCACGAAAATGCTGACAATAGCGATTTTGGATTGTCAATCAAAACAGGTTCAAGTATTACTATTCGCAACTGTGATTTTGGAGGAACTGAAATTCAGGTAAGAACGCTAAAAGGCGAATATTCCGACACGCCAAACATCTTGACTATTGATCGCTGCATCAACATATCTGAAGTTAAAAAGTTGTATGCGGCTCCAGCGACGAAATGCGATTGGACGGTCGTCGAAAATCTAAATGAAGGGGTATGAATATGACAAAAGTAACTTGTGTTGATATTTCGGAATTTCAGCAAAATATCGACTTCAACAAAATGAAAAATGACGGCATAAAAGCGGTCATAATCAGAGCTGGTTATGGCAGAGAAACAAGTCAGAAAGACTGTATGTTTGAAAGTCATTATCGCAACGCTAAAGCGGCAGGACTTAAAATCGGTGTCTATTGGTACAGTTATGCCGACAGCGCCGGCGATGCGGAGAAAGAGGCAAAGGCTTGCCTTGAATGCATTAATAACAAATCTCTTGATATGCCGATTTATTATGATTTGGAAGATAATTCACAAACTAAACTCGGCAAAGCAAAACTTACAGAAATTGCTGAAAGATTTTGCGAAACAATCAAGAAAAGTAACTACAGAGCAGGTGTGTATGCCAATCTGAATTGGTTTAACAACTGTCTTGATTATGATGAATTGAAGAGAAAATACAGTATTTGGCTTGCACAATATAACTCCGTAAATGAATTAAACTGTGATATTTGGCAGAACAGCTCGACAGGCAAAATCAACGGCTATGGCGGAAATATTGATACTAATGTAATTTTCAATTACAGTGTTTTCAGCAAGTCGGAAAGCAAAGTTGAAAAGCCAACTATTGAGTATTGTGTTTTTGCAGATAACAAGTGGTTGCCGTCTGTAAAGGGATTGTCTGATTTTGCAGGTATTGCCGGTGAGGCAATAAGCGGTCTTGCTATCAGGGTGTCGAAAGGCAAAGTTAAGTATCGTGTGCACACGAAGGGCGGCAGGTGGCTTAATTGGGTTACAGGTTTTAACATTGAAGATGATGTAAATGGCTATGCAGGAATTCTCGGTGTGGAGATTGACGCTGTGCAGGTTTATTACACAACACCTAAGGATGTAAAATCTGCGCATGGCAGTTGTTACAAAGCTACATACAGAGTATCAAGCTTAAGCGAAAACTATTACGATTGGCAGCACGATGACGAAAAGGACAGCAAGCAGGACGGATACGCAGGTTCGTTCTGCAAAGCCATTGACAGAGTGCAGATTACTTTGACTTAATCAGGAGGTATAAAATGAAAGACAATATTATTCAGGCTACTGTTTCGGTAGCTATCGGTGCATTGGCGGCTTATTTTAACATATTGCTTGTACCGCTTGCAGTTTTAATCTGTGTAATGATAATAGACTATGGTACAGGTATGGCAGAGGCTTACATAAATAAAACCCTCAACAGCCGTATTGGTGTTAAGGGAATACTTAAGAAAGTAGGCTACCTCGTTCTCGTGTGCGTGGGAGGTGTAGTTGATTATCTCATCGGAGCAGGGCTTGCCACAGCCGGCATTGAGTTTTCAAGCTATTATTTCGGTTTAATTGTTTCCGTATGGCTTATTATAAACGAGCTTATCTCAATTCTCGAAAATTTATCGGAGTTAGGCACGCCAATTCCAAAATTTCTCGTCAATGTTGTTCACAGATTGAAAAATACAGTCGAAAATAAAACCGATACAGACACAAAAGAATAAGCATACATAAGTTTAGCCCCTCAAATACCAAATTGGTATCCGAGGGGCTTTTCTTAATTGTTTGTCAACCTAATGCGTTGACAAAAGCGCATACAACAGTGATAAATTTTGAAGTCATTGTTTTTTCAAGAAGCAAATCAGTATAAAAATCGCAGCTACAGTGTGCAAGACATTCAATAAATAAGATATCTATAAGAACTTGGTCACGATCATGATGCTCTACAGATTTAACAATTTTTTGCTTTAAGCTCGTTAATTTAGGTCCTGCACATTTCTGTGCAATATATTGACCTGTGCTTTTAGCTGAATCAATTAATTCGCTAAGGTTCATTTCATAACTAACATCAATTTTTGAAGGATGGACTTTTAGAGCTTCTGCTAATTTGAGTATATTTTTTTTAGTGATTGTTGTGTTACTGTCTTCCTCAATATTCTCCCAACGCTGAATCATTGGTTGATCGCAACCTACCAATTCAGCAAGTTGTGCTTGAGTTAGATTAGCTAACTCGCGAAATTCCTTGATTAAATACTTTTTCATTTCGATTGTCCTTTCTTATTCTCGTTCTCGTAAATATAATCTGCAAGTTCACCAGTGTAAACTAAATTAAATTTTTCTTTGAGTGCATCTAAAATGCAAAAAGTTAAATCATATTCATTAAAAGCGGGTCTTATTTCTTTTCCGTTTTCATCTAATACAACAAAATCTATATCAGCGAGTGAATCTTCAATAGCTTGTTTAATTTTTTCGTAGCCTTTGACTGTTATGCGAGTTTCTTCCACATAGAAATCTGGGACAGGCGTTCTTATTGAATTAACAACACGTTGCCATTCGCTCTGTATTTCTTCATTAACTAAACTAAAAAATTTTTCTTTGAAGATATGTTCGACAGCATCTCTTACTTCGAAAAGAACATCAAAAGTATGCTTGATTTTGTCTTTTTTGCCTGACATTAATTCATATGATGTCGGAATTTCAATTTTTCCGAGGCGAGTGTACACCACTAACTTATATTCGGAATAATTGTAATAAACTGTTCCGCTCCCAAACAAAGAGTTCTGAACATAGGAATCATAACGACCTTTTCTTTCATTTTGAGATACAATCCAAGAAATAATTTCGATTTCTTTGTCTGTATAGCCTTCCTCTTTTAGAATGTCAATATTGGTTGTGTCAAATGCTTCCATAATTATTGCTCCTTTATTTTATAATTTCAGCTGTATAGCCGTCTGTTCCAAATTTTGTATATTTTTCGTAATCACTAATAGTTACGGAAATTGTAAGTACCGAACCCTCGGCAATCTTCAACCTTCTAATTCTACCGTCTTTAAATTTTTTCTCACAAGTGCCATTAAAGTTAAAGTTTGCAAGATAATCGCAATTTGCATCAGCAATTTTCACACCTAATACTGTAATGCTATCATCGCATGATATACATTTATGAAAAATCTCTGTAAAAGAAATCTTGACGGAAATTTCTGACTCAAGATTAACATCTTCATCATAGATTTTTTTTATTAATGCTTTAACCTCATCGAGCTTGTCGCTGCTCACAGTCCAGCAACAGTTCGTACCACTCCATTTTGAACCGAGCTTTTTTACTTCGCTAACAAAATCTGCGTTGTACGGTGTATATATATCAATTGAAGTTCCGTTTTTCTTAAGCTCAAATTTTTTCATTGTAGGCATCTCCTTGTATATTGTTATGTGTTTCTCTTAACTCTGTAAATACATAATAACACATATTAACACATAAGTCAATACTTTTTTTAAAAAATTTTAAATATATAATCAGCCTGTCAGATACAGATTTGGTACTCGAAGAGCTTTGTCTTTGTTTAATTTATACTACGAAATATCAATCAATATAATTATAATTTTTACTACAAATAAACTACAGACCTTTATTTATAAAGCTGAAAGTGCCGATAAACACTGAACTTTTATAAATAAATATCTTGACTGTTAATCATGATGTCACTGGTTCGAGCCCAGTTGGGGGAGCCAAAGCAAAAGTCAGTAATTGAGCCATAAACGGCTTGTTTACTGACTTTTTTCTGCGTTCAAATATTTTTGTTTTAAAGAGAATATTCATCTCTTTTTATGCCTTTTAATCTCTTATACTACAGATAAACTACAGATTTCCCATAATAAAAGCCGCCTGAAATTAATCAGACGGCTTATTTTACGCCAATAATTTGATCGCGTTGTAAAGGGTGTCAACCTCTTGGATGATATAATGGTCAATATCGACTTTGTAGTCTGTATGGCCCATAAGTGCAATTATATCTTCCTCTCTTGCACCTGCTGCGGACATTCGGGTCGAAAATGTTCGTCTGCAGCTGTGCGGGGTGTATTCATCACATAAGCCTATGGCTTGCATTGCAGGGCGGAAACAATACTTTAAGAAATAATCTTTGTTCATCGCTTTGCCGAACTCTGAACCCTCGTGCATTCGGCAAAAAATTGTTTCGCCCCCGTTCTCAATGCACTTTTGAACGAGCTGTTGTATTTTAGGATGTATCGGCACTATTCTGTCTTTGCCGGCATCGGTTTTTTTACCGCCGACAAAATAATGTATACCGGAATCAGTTACTTTATATCTGTCAGGTGTTAGCTCAAGAAACTCGGAAACACGAAAGTTGACATAACACATTATGTAGATATAATCCATATATGGTACTTTGCCTACATTCTGCTTGATGAGTTCAAGCTGCACTTCTGTAAATCTTGTAGCTGTAGTTTCTTCCTGTTCCGGCAATTCGATAAAGGTTGCATAGTCTTTGTTTACTATATCCTCTTTCATCGCAAATGTGTACAGTGTAGTGAGCAGGCACTTGACTTTATGCAATGCAGAGTAACCTAAGCCCTCACAGATTTTCTGTGTGTTTGTGACCTTATAAGTGCCCTTACCGTTCTTGTCAAGATATTTTAATTTGCCGCCGGCGCCAACTTCGTGATGTGGGTTATCGTAATAGTCTATTATGTACTGATAGTCTGATGTGCGTAAATCTCGAAATTTACGCTTATGGAGCGGCTCAAGTTTTATCCAGGCACTCGCATAGTTACTTTTAACGCTCTTGCCAAGTCTATCGTATGCTTTAGTTTTGAGCCATTTAGCGTGCAATTGTTCGAGCGTTATATTATAGCAACTTACAGGGTTGTATTCATAATCTTTGAGTGCATTTTCTGCCTCTCGTTTTGTGGCAAAAGCGCCCAAATAAACCTGCTTACCTGTGACAGAGCTTGCGGCCGCATAAGGTTTTGACTTGTTATCTTTGCGTATATAGATGCTTCCAGTACCTTTCGTCCTGCGTCTGTTTTTCGGCTTGTCAGATGATTGATTTTTACCGCAGTAAGGACAAAAAATGAAATCATCTTGTAACTCTCTGTTGCACCGTTTATTTATGCATTTTTTCATATTTCACCTCAAAAAAAGGGTGCAAAAATCCCGTTAAAATCTTGCAAATTTTAACAGGACATGGTACAATATATCTGCTGACTAAATGTACCGTTGCATTCCCGTGTAATGGTTTCCGTCCTATCCTGTTGGCGCAGGATAGGGCGGTTTTTTTATTGCTTATGTTCGGATGGTAATGCTTTAAAGCAAAGTCCTGAATATTGGACTTTGAAAAAAATGGAAAAATTTGGGGGTTGCAATTGTCGAACAGGTGTGCTATAATTA